TGCATTTCTTGCAAGAGTTGTCGTTGTACTGGTTACAGAAACAACTGTTCCGATATATGTAGCGGAAGTTGGAGTTGCGGCACTGTATAGTGCATCACCAGGAACAACAACACCTCTTAAGTCTGCAGTAATTGTATTGGAACTTGTAGTTGTTGTAATTGAAAAAGTTCCAAGCGCACTAACACTTGTAGCACAAGTTGAAACATCAAGCGCTGGTCTGTAATGAACAACACGACTTAGAACATACTGTTCAGTAATTCTAGCGTTATTACCGTTCGTTACAACTCCACTTCCACTAATTGTTGCATCTTGTAGTGCGTAAATTAGATTAGTTGAGGTTGGAGAGAAACGATATTGTTTTGTATCATATGCATCTCCACCCTGAGAGTAGTAGGAACCTGTGTTATTTCCAACAAATACACTACCTGTAGCAAGTGAAGTATGGTTAATTGGCTGGAAGTGATGGGTTCCTGCACCATCATAAATTGCTTGAGTATTTGGAGCAAATACAGATTCAAAGGAAGCATTACTTTCAATACTTGACATATATGGAGCAAAAGATGCAGACTGCCATCTTGCGTGTACAGGAACTGCACTCAACCATAGAGAAGAATTATATTGTCTTCCCCACTGAACTGCAGATGAACCATTGAATGAAATACCATCAATTAGTTTTCCACTGGTTGTAATACCGAAGTTTCCAACCCATCCTTGTCTGCCCGTAATACCATCTGGTGAAGAAATATAGTTACTATAGTTTTCATACCACATATTATAATCACCAAATTGAAGTTTAACACCAGTATCGCTGTAGATAAACTTATCAGCAACAGGACCGTCATTTGCAAAGTTTCCAGTTCTGTGACTTACAAATACTTCATCAATACTTAACCAGTTTTTCTTAAATGGATATGTAGAATAAAGAATGTGGTTAGAAGAGGTATCAAGTGTAATTTGTGCATATCCATTTCCATCAACAGAACCAACTGCAGTAATCTTACCACTGTAGGTTACAGTACCACCAATTGAAGTATACTTCCATGTACTGTTGGAAACCGCAACTTTTGCATTTTCAGTAAGAGTTAATGAAGTAGCACTTTGAATAGATGAAACTGTTCCAATTAAGACATCAGAAGAGTTATAAAGTTTATAACCAGGCCATAATTGTGTATCAAAACTGGTTCCAGTAACCGTAGCACTATTTGTTGCACAAGTAATATTTCCACTTCCGCTGGCAAGAACAGTTAAATCGTCTTCCCATGTATAGGATAAGTTATCACCTGGTTGAATTCTTCCACTTCTATTTGGAAGTGTAATAGTAGTGGTGGTAGAACCAAGAGTGACGTTATTGACACGGAAAGAAGAACCACCAGTCTTAGGATAAGTCCATCCACCATGGTTGATAAACATCATACCATAATGTCTGCAGTCTGTATCATTAAAGTTTTCTGGGAGTGGGTCTGCAAGATAAAGATTGACTGAAGTACCTGCTGTCTTATCGATATCAATAATCTTAGACTTGAACAAGAAGGAATTTTCCGTTCTTGGATAATATGCACCATAAGAACCATCTTGAATATTGAGCGATGGCATAATCTTAAATGTATCTCCAGCCGTAATATCGGCACTCAGAGCTTTATCAAGGGTAAACGTTACGTTGTTATCGAAATAGTTATAAACATAGATAAGAATCCAACTTCCGGCAGGAGTATTATTTGTTGTAGTGGTGTTTAATGTGAGAGTAGTAACTCCGTTAGCGTCTACAGTCTTGCTAGAAATTGTTCTTTGCCAGTAACCAGTCTGACCTTCATAGTATACAATGTAGTCACCAGGACCAGTAGCACATGTACCAAATAGAGACTGGGACGAGGTTGCAGTAGCACCAGATACGATATATGTACCAGCACCACCTCTACCAGTTAGAAGTGCATTATTTGTTAGTGATTTGTAAGAATCAAAATCATCTCCAGCAACACCAGTAACATATCCAACTATAGTACCAGAAGTATTTGTAATTCTAACTTGTTGACCTCTAAATAGACCACCAGTAGACATTGAAGATACCGTTAACAATGCATTTCCATTCGCATCTGGAGTTCCAATTGTACCAGTGAATGTACCATTTGTTGAAATGGAAGTTGTATCATATGCAGATGTAACAGTTAACGATGCAGAACCTCCCGCGGCTGTAGCATTTGCTTGACACCAGAAGTAATTATAAAGTCTCAATCCACCAGCACCTGTCTGGAAGGCATTTCCTGCAAGTCCAGTGTATCCACCAGGAGAAGAATATAGTTTTGCAGTTGTTAGTGGGTTAACTGAGTTAAAGATATTGCTGTTGGAAACTGAAGAACCAAAAATCTGGAATGGATAGTTATAGTAAACATAATATTGATTTTGTGATTTTGCAATTCTTCCAGAAATTCTTAGGTCACCTGCTCTATTGGAAGAGTTATTAGAACCGGCTGTTCCTTTAGCTGCACCTACTGTAACTGTGCAACTTGCCCAGTCTGTAAAGGATGATAGATTCTTATATGGAATCGTTACAATTTGACCGACCGATAGTTTCTCAAAGTCAGCATCAACATTTGTTGAAGGAATAGAAACTTTTGCAACAGAGGTAGAAATAACACCAGTTGGTGAGACAAATGATGGAACAGTCGATGTTGAAATTTGAGTACCAGCAGGAAGAATTCTCTTCAATCCAAAACAGGTAATATCAATTGGGTCAGCAAGTCTGATTTCAGTTGGAATAAACGATTCAACTGTAACAGTTTCAGACAATGCATCGTTAGGGTCCAAACCTTCCCAGTCACGAATGTAACTTGGCCAGTATTTGGTCATGCTTCTGGTTAGAGTTAAGGTATAACCAGTATTGGATGTTGGGTCTCCACCCTTAACAAAATCGCAAGTTTCTAGATTACCAATTGTAATCCTTCCACTTGTTGGCCAGTAGTCGAGGAGGTTATCAGCATCGAAGATGTCAAATCTAGTGTTTCCTGACCATGTAGGAGTATACTCTTGGTCCTCAAGCATGATTACAATATTTGCACGAATGTCCGAGACATTTGATTCACTGATATATCTGTAAATGCCAATATATGGTTTATTTCCAAGTTGTCCAGTTACAGTACCATTGCTTGTGTCATCTTTAGCAATCTTATAGTAGGTACTACCTTGTTGAATGAAACTACCTGGTCTAAAAATTAGTTTTGCTTTTTGTAGTTCAGTCTTAAGTGTGGAAATTGATGGATTGTTGATACTGTTGAGAACAAAGCAGTTTTGTGGAAGAACACCGAAGTATTCACCTGGTTTGAAAATCTTAATATCATCGGTGAGATTTCTTACTGCAGTAAGAGTGATACCAGTAGTAACAACAGTTCCACCAGAAGCAGCGGTTTGAATGCTGAATGTATCTGTTTCTAAATGTCCAGAACCGTAATCGAGGAAGTCAAATGATGTTAATTGTCCAGAATTATTTGTAGATAGTCTGCACTGACCGGCAACAGAACCTGCTCTGGTATTTACAAGATAATAAACATTTTGTCTTGTAATATTTGCCGTCATGGTTCCTGTTACTTCAATCTTAACATCCCCATGAACAGCATATTGAGTTCCAGTTGCAGCAAGATTTAGTTTAGAATGTCCGGCTGTATTTTCTTTAGCATATCTAGAAGTTGTGGTTGTGACATACTTATATCTTCTAGAAGTTAAGTATGTGGTAAACAACTGAATGGAATTGCCATTCGCAGCAGATACAGGGATGTTTCCACTATATTTAACGAGTGCCATTCTGTATGGACCAGAACTACTTGCTACTCCAGCAGAAGTATATCTTTGTACTGGTAGTTCAACCTTTGTTACAGTTGCATATGTTGTATCAATGTTGGTGGTCTTAACAAATTTTGTAGCAAAAGCACCAAGGAAAATATTACCAACTAAGTCTCTACCTTCAGTTGTATCTGCAGGATATAGGAATGATAACTGTTTTGCAGCAAGAGAACCACCAACGGAGTTTCCAGTAGATAGTGTAGAACTAGAGGAATTATTCCATCTGAGTTTTACAGCAGATGCACTACCAGAAGAAGCAGTTGCTAGTGCGCTGCCACTTGATGGAGTTGTTGTTGTCGTATCATCATAGAAAATTGGATATGGAGCCTGATATCTCTCACTCAACTGAATCTTGGTCATGAGACCGCCAGAGGCAATCGTCGTTCCGTCGATAGTAATTGAAGATGTGTTTTGGTTAAATCTCTTAATTGCCTGGTAGGTAGTCATTGGGAATGTTCTACCGTCACCATCACAAAGATTTCCATATGGGTCTTTGGATGGTTCTAGATAGAGGTTTGTATCTGGTCTAAATTCAGTAATTCTTCTGAAGTCTTCGTCGTCTTTGGAAGTACCGATATATGTTGCAGGAGTACCACCAACTCTAGCAAAGGAGTTGGAATCTTCCATTTGCAACATTTCAACAGAGTGTCCGAAGGTGAATGACTGAGCGCCACCAGCACTTCCACTTCTGGTTTCTCCAGTATAAAGAAGACCAGTCCACTCAAGAGAAAGATTTCCTCTAAATCTTGTTCCTGTAAGAGTGAGTCTTGCACCTCTGGAGCGAATAATACCACCAGAATATCCACCACCAAATGTGTTTGCAGAAGTATCTGAAGGAGACTGTGCCCCGATAGTAACACCAGACAAGTTAAGAGGAACGTTTGAACCAGGAATAGCATCAACGTTAACAATTGGAGCACAGAAGTTACCAATGTTTGGTAGTGATGCAGAGAGGAATCTCTTTCTTAAAGTTCTGTAGCAATATGGCCAGGAAATGTAAAGGTTCTTACCAAATGCATTTGATTGAGTACTTCCTGTTCTTAGATAAGGAGATGCACCATTTAATCCAGTAAGTAAGTTTTCTTTTGCAACTGCTGTAAACTGGTCTCCGTCAAGACTTGTTGATAGGAGGTTCACAGTAGTTCCGTTAACGTTAATATAACCTTTCTTATCAGTGATTGTGATAGTTGCAGTTCCTGTATAACCAGTTGTGATTGTGCCACTAACGTTAATTGCCGTAATCGCACCAGAACTATTAATGGAAACCGAGAAGATAGCACCTGCACCCTGACTCAATCCAGAAAGAGTCACGGTGGCAAGACCATTATAATTTGCACCACCAGCTGTGATTGCAGCAGTTAAAGATGAAGCAAGAGATGATGTGCTGGTTACATTAGAAAGTGATACAGTATTTGATGTAAATCCTGAACCCTTTCCGCCACCTCCAGCGATTGTCAATGGAGTATAAGAAGCAAACTGAGAAAGAATTGCAGCATCGAAACCAGCATTATCGATATATGGAGTTACCGAAGTATTTGCAGTGGTTGGGTCAGAACTGGATGCAATGCTTCCTGGGTCAACCTCTAGAAGTAAGAATCTGTCGGAAACAAATCCAGTGATTCTTCTGAAACCTCTATACTTATATGGAATAGTAATTGCACCATCTTCTAGCGCAGCACCAGCAACAGATGTTGTGAAGGAATCCTTCATCTGCATTATGACTGCTTTATAAGAACTAAAGTTTCTAGATGGATATGGTTGAATAGATGGGTCTGTTTCATAACTTGGATTCAAGTCAACTACCAAGTTGATTCTACCCTGTTCAAAACCGTTGGTGACACCAAAAATTTCTGGTCTATCATATTTGGTAATTACATTTCCAAAATTATCAAGTTGAGTAAATGAAACTTTTGCACCTGCAGTTAGAGTTCCTGTAGTGTCATCAGATAATGTAATTGTCTTGGTTCCTGTATTAATTATAGAAATTGTTGTTCCAGATGCAATGTTGGTTCCATAAACAATATCACCAACTTGAAGTTCCGAAATATCCTCATTAAATGTAATGGTATCTGGTGTGCTTGCTGTGCTGGAGGAAGAAATTGTCTTAATAATTCCCGCCTGATATCCACCATTATAGGAGAATCCTTTTGGTAAGAATGACTTTCTATTATTAACAGCCCAATTGTATGCAAGAGTTGTAAACTCTGAGTTATCCTGATGCAAGAATGTAATCTTTGCATCTTGAGTGTTATTATAAGAAGTTACATCTAGGTCTTCCGTAGCGTTTGTGTATGCTGATTGGTTACCTCCAGTTGTTCCAGAAGCAGTTTGATATAGAGATAATAGAATTTCAATCTTTTCACCACTAGTGGACCAATTTCCGCTGGTTGGATTTGTTGAAGATTGAAGATTTGTATATCTTACTGCAAGAACTTTACCAGATTTTGCACTTGCCGAAATTTTAATATTTGCAGTATCTGCTAGATTTGGGAACCAGTACATGGTTGTACCAGGAATGATGTATCTTCTTGCCCAGATAAATCTCTGCGATGGAGAAGCAATTGCTGGTTGACCAGTTCCATTTGTAGTGCTGGTAAAATCCGAAGCATTCAGAGTTAGAACCATGTATCTGGCAGTTGTCTTATCTGCAGAATTAAGTTCTGCAAAATTTGTTGTACCAAAGACAGAGTTAGCAATATTAGTACTGTTTAGATACCAATCGATTTTTGCTTTTCCTGTGCCAGAGGTTGTGTTTGCAGTAAATGATAATGTTCCATATGCATTGTCTAAAGACAAATTAGTATATGTGGAATCATTTTTCTTGATGACATCTTTGATGTAGAATGCCTTTCTTACGGTTCTTCTAGCTTCAATAAGTCTAGTATCTGTAGTATACAATTCATCAAGAATTTCATTCTTGGTGACTGCTTCGTTTAATCCGAGGAAGTTAACGTTGGAAAGATTAAGTCCTCCTTTTGTGGTAATTCCTCCGCCAACACTAACATACATTCTATCGGTATTTTGACCGTATTGGTCACCAAAACTAGGAGCACGATAGAATGAGATGGTATCACCTCTCTTAACACTATCCTCTAGATATCCACCAACTCTTCCAGCGGATGTACCAGTTTGTTCTTTACCTGCAAAAATACTACTCTTTACGAGACCAGAACCATTAATTGTAATTGTACATGGGAATGTGGAACCATCTAACTTATAGTATCCTGGTTTCATGAGAAGTTCAACATTTTCACTTGTTCCAAATCCAGAATTCTCACACCAAGTTTGAACTTGATTTAGATATGCAAATGGAGCAAACTTTTTAACTGCTTGTCTGTTCTGTAGGTTAACACCTAAAGCTTTTGCAGAGAATGGGTTTGGTAGACTGTTATTAACATAGGTCGTATCGAGTTCACCAGTGTAAGCGACAACTTTTTCAGGAACTGTGTATAGAGTTGCTGCTTCTAGGTCAACATCTTCAGATAGAGAATCGACAGAAGGAATAAATGGTTCTTCTCTTGCCCATCTATCAGCGAAAGAAACTGTGGTTGTGCAACCAGTAAAGAATACGTTTCTTTCTTCAATACCTGCATAACCATTGTTGTATGTAGATGAATATGTGTGACCAGAATCATTTCCAGAAGCGTTTGGAACTTTTCTAATTAGTTTAAGTTCTCCAGTGGTTGAACCTTTGTAGTAAACATATGTGGAATATCTAAAGCTTCCACCCTTTGGATACTCACGAAGAGTTACACAACCTCTATCTGGGAAGACGGTCCACTCACCATTTGTGTTTGAAATGGTGATAGTATATGGGGAAGATGGAGATGGACTACCAACTGTATCTACAGCAACGCTTGTTGTAAGAATAGAACGAAGGTACTTAACATCCTTTTCACTTGCATCAGAACCAGCATCAATTGGGCTGGACCAGTTTTTGATAACAGTATTGTATCCAGAAGTTCCTAGAATATTTTGTAGGTATGTTTGTCTTGCAATATAGTTTTGATTTGCATCTAATGCAATTTCATTTGTTGTGTAATCAACAGAAGAATAACTTAGAGAAATATTGATTTTTGGATTTAAATAAACGTTAACGCCGCCATCAATCTTATAATCTCCATTCTCTACATACTTGAGAGTCATCTCAACATCAATATCTCCATAGGAAGGAATACCAGCAGATTCCTTAACAAGGATAGTTGAAGTTGTAGTAGTAAGAGCAGTTGAAGTAGTTGTTGATGTTCCATCAATCAACGTTCTTGCCAATGGTTGAATATAAATTCTATTATTGTCAAGAGTTACGTTTGAAGCAGAAACAAGTTGTCTCTTGATTCTCCAAGCATCAAGGAACTTAGGAGAAACATAGAGTCTGTCGTTAGTATCAGTTGAGATGAAACCAGTCTTCTCTGGTCTTGCTGCCTTAACGAAACCATATGCTTCTGTATTTGCTTCAGGGAACTGAGGACCATTATTAATTCTGGTATTTGCAATATAGAGTCTAGAATTAACAATTAAGTTCTGAATTGTAGCACGGTCAGTAACACTGAGTTTAGCAGTGTTGAAGAAGTTAGAAAGTGCCTTAAGTGCAGACTGAGAAGAAGAACTCTTATTGCTTGTAGAAGCTGTTACGTTAACAACAGAGTTAGAAATTCTGTTTTCAATGTTGGTGATGTCAACGTAGTTAGACTCGGAAGACTTACGAACTTTAGGTACGTTTAGAGTTACTGTTGAAGTACCACCAGCTTGAATGACTTGGTTTCCAACATACTGGTCTCCATTAGAGTTAGTACCAGTAGAAGCAACGAAACCACCAGCATTCTCATAACCCTGAGCGATGAATTGCTCGTATGGTTTTAGAACTCTTGTCTGTAGATTTGGGAAACCAGTTGAGTAGTTACCAGAACCTAGACCGACATATTCCCAAGTGTGTGAAGATGCACGGAGAATAGATGGTCTGTAAAGAGGAACCGTTGGCGCTTTCTCTTGGAGGTTAGAATCTACAATTCCTACTGCTCCTTTGGTAGAAACAACAATTCTTCTGAATGAAGGTTCGTTATCAATACCAAAAGTATTTTCACTTGCTGTAGAACTAATAGAATAAGTTACTCCAGTAGGACCTCTTCTGAAAGAACCTGTACCATAAATGTTAACATCAGTTTCAAATCCATTACCGCCTTTTCTGTAATCCCATCCTAGAACAGGTGAAACAGCAACTCTGGAAGAGGCAGCAGATGTGGTTTGTGTATAATATAGGTCTAGACACTGAACTAATCTATGGACAGATTCTGCAGTGACAGAAGCCATAGAAGGAATTTCTGCAAATGGAGCTGCAGAACCAGTGCTTCCTACAGTGCCAGAACTTCTGTAGTAAATTCCATTCGGAACAGATAAATCTTTTACTCTTCTTCCACTTCCAATAGCTTCAATTAGAACACGAGAATCGGTTTGTGGTGGGTTCCAAATTTTCTTGATATCATAAGTTGGACCCTCTTCGTTAATAGAAGGATAGAGATAGTTGATGTTAGAAGCAACTCTTGTATCTTTGTCGTAATTATTAACTTCTTCAATCTTAGAAGTAGTGAAGGAACCAGTTGTCATGTTTGACAAACCAGTTGGTCTTCTGGTAATAGTGCTAGAAACGTTTGAAGTGTTATCTACAAACTTATTAATATCAGCACGAATAACAGTTAGATAATAGACACCATCTCTGGTATCTTTTTCCCAAGATGTAATTTCCTCAACGTCATAAATCATGAAACGATAATCAGTATATGGCATTCCATCAATACCATTTTCTGGTCTAGTTCCCTTAATAATAAATCTCTTTTCAGGTGGTTTTGGAATAGTTGTCAGACCTTTTGGAATTGTGTATTCAACTCTCCAGAGTAAATCTGATGGAGAAGAAGTTCTATTATCTAGATACTTGGATGTTGCAAGAGTAGATGGGAATCCATCAAAGTATTGCAATACTTGAATGTTGGTAGTACCAGTTTTGATGGAGATAGAACCGTCTGCATTTGTTGTCTCAGTTGTCGTGAATACAGATTCAGTTGTAGTAGAGAAGATATAGTTGTTTAGGAATGACTGAGTTGCAGAATCGTTTGAATTTACTTTGATGTAAATTTTATTTTCAGTTGCGTCCCAGAAGTAACCTTGTCTCTGAGAGTTATTTCCAGAGGTTTCAGCACTTGTTTCGCCTGTTAGAAGAACATTTGCGGTGTATACATTTACGCCACCAGTTTCTGTTTCAACAGTGGTTTGAATTTTTGCATTTGAAGCATTAACAGTTCCAGAAGTTGTGTAGTAATCTCTGAAAAGATTGTAATTCTGGTTCGAACCAAAGTTAAGATATCTCTTAGTTACTGTTGTGCTAGTCGCATAATCAAAAGACTCAACAACAAGTTCTGGAATATCTCCTTCTGAGTTCAATCCACCAATATCAAGATAGAGTCTAAACTTATTAAGGTTAGATGTGAAATTTGAAATTAAGTTAGCGTTGTAGTTCTTATCTCCTTGTCCGTTCTTCTCCCATGTTGTGGAATAATCAATTGCATAGAATTCAACATTCGATGCAGTAGAAGAAATACCTCTTGGTGGAATAAGAGCAGTAATCTTACCGTTTGCTGCAGGAGCAAACGAAGTGAACTGAGAACCCTTAGCACGCAGAGAGATTTGACCGAAGTTAGAGTTAGAGTTGGTGATGGACATATCACCACCAGACTCTGCTAGGAACTGGTCAGCGTAACCAACTGCGAAGACCGAAACTACCTGGATGAAACCACCATTCGATGCCTTGATGTGGAAGTGTCTCCAATCTGGACGATATTCAGCATCTGGGTCTGCATAAATTGGTGGATTGGTAGTACCAGTTGGGTCATTGTATGCAGAGTTGTTTCCATCACCTTCTGGGTCTTTTGGTTGGAAGAATGCATTGTTATCTCTTTGTAGAGAGATACCAGTAAACTGTGCAACAACCATCGACTTGAAGCTGTTCTCAGCAACCTTACTACCATCGGTATGCATACCGCATAGACCGAAGACAGAACGTAGAGAACAGTTGAAGATATATGGTGAGCAAGAATTGACAGTATCAATCGTGGTATTTCTGCTTCTATCACCAACGATTTCGTATTCTTCCTTCTTAACTTCTCTAGCGTTACCACCATCAATTGTGGTATCCCATAGGTCAATTTTCTTGTAGTATTCGTCCAGTTCACCATCAGTTGTTCTCTGGTCTGCATATGTAAATGCAACAACTCTGTGGTGAGAATAAGCAGTGGTTGATGCTTGAGTAAATGTTGGAATACCCGAGGAATAAGTTACAGACTTATAAGGATTTGTTAGAGCATCCTTAAAGGTCATCTGCCAGAAATAGCAACCACCAGTTACCTTAAAGATGGAAGTCTGTTCAAATACACCAGGAGTCTTTTTGTAAAGAGTTGTATAGGTATCTGGGTTTTGAATGATACCAGTAACAATTGCAGCAAGAACTGTTACTGCAGAATCGACGGTAGAGCAGTCACCATTTCCTACAGTGTAATCAACTCCACCCGTAAATGTAGTCTTAGTTACTGTAGCACCAGAAAGAGGAGTGTGTGCATACGAACCTGACCAGTTGTGTGCTGCCTTAATAATCAGGTCTCTTGCATAGTTAAATGCAGATACAGTTGCAGAAATTTCATTTGCATTATTTAAGAATTGATTAGTAGTTCCATTTGTATAGAACTCACCAACGATAAATGAGTTTGCGTTTCCACCAGTACGAAGGTCAGCAATGATACCATCAATGAAGTATCCAATATCACGAATGCAATATGCTTTTTGAGTAGCTGTAAGTCCAGTATAACCTGCTGTTGCGGCGATTGAAAGTTGGGATTGTTCTTGAATATATCCACGGTTTCTTTCAATCATGTTAGCCGCATCATATAAGACGTGGCTGATTCCTAGAGAATCTCCAGTGTCGCTTCCTAGAGCACTTGCTGGGTCTGGAACATACTTAGGACGAACAACAGTTTTTCTTAGGTCATAACCAACAATGGAAGTACCTCTAGGAACGATAACACCACCATTCTTAGGGTTGAACTTATAGAGTTCAGATTCGAAATTGGTGAATGTTAAATTAGTCGAAAGTGTTCCAGTAACACCTGGTCTGTTATCAATTGTATAATCACCAGGCATGACCATGATGGTAAATGCCTCGAACTTATCATTTGCTGTTCCTGCAATATAACTTCTACGCGCTGCCTCCAACAAAGCACGTTCGATAGTTTTGAAGGGTTTATTTACGTTACCACCATCATTGTCAATCGAATCCGTAGCATTCAAGTCGGATTGGTTGACATAAAGCATAATATTCTTTGCGTTCACAAAGTCTGGGTTAGTACCACCCAGAATAGAACCAGTTGTGTCACTAGCATCACGGAAAGATTTAATTTTTCCGTCTGACCCGATTGTTAATCTCTTAACACCGCCGGTGGAAATAGAGATTTCATCTGCTGCTGATTGGTAAATACCCGTATTTTCATCGCCGTTGAATGAAAATGCAGGAGATGTTGGCGTATTATTACTATCGAATTTAATTACGACACCTGGAGCAATACCACCAGATGTTACTCTTGTTAAAGCCATGTTGTTTCTCGGAGGGCTTAGAATCTGATTTTATTTATAACAAAATCAAATCACCTATCGAAACAATTCATATTATACTCTGTTGGTTTTAAAATCTCGATGCAATGAAGTAGTGCTAACTCTGGTTTACTAATTCCACAAGTAAATACATCCAAAGCAGCTGAACCTGTTTCTGGCCAAGTGTGAATGCTGATATGACTCTCTGAAAGAAGCGCAACAATAGTAACACCTTGCGGTTCAAACTTATGAGATGCGATATTTAGTAATGTTGCACCAGCTAGTTTAATTGCTTCTGTGAACATTTCGACGAGTAATTCCTCATCATTTAGAATATCATGCTGACAACCGTAAACTTCAGCTACACAATGTTTTCCAAGTTTATCCAATCTACTTCACCAAAAAATATACTGGCAATATTTAGTATAGGAGTGGTGGGATTCGAACCCACCCTTGAACGATTTTAAGTCGTTTGCCTCTTCCGCTGGGCTACACTCCCGCAAAGAAAACCCTGAAAAACTCTACAGACGATTTGGCCTGGAGAAATTTTTTTCGGGCTTTTTGTAATCAGGGCCCAATTTTGACCCCAGAAACGACTTCCTTCACACGGACCCCCTTATCATACCATGTCCTCCGTGTTTTGTCAAAAGACGTACTCCACATTAACTTTAAACACTTCCTGCACTTCTTTAGTCAGAGTTTCATTTACAAACTTACACATTGATGTAAAATCATCTCCATTTGACTCTGCAATCTGTACATGTTCACCATCATCACCATACAAATCAATCTTTCTTGACAGCATATTGATGCTTACTTTACTCAGGTTTGAATCTTCTCGAATGTTCATGTCGTGGTGGTGGCTACTCAACCATCATACCACGGGTCGGTTGGCTTGTCAAGTGTGGAACGTGAACGGATTCTTGGTTAATCCTAAAGCAGCAGATATGTCTGACTTGAGTCCTGTGGCAGTTGTAAATTTAGCACCAGAGAAATTACCCAGGTCCAATCCACCAATATCTTTGAAGTTAATAGACTTGGTATTTTTTGCACAAACACCAAATACATTTTTAGTATCAATGGATAGTTTATTTTTAGTGTCGATACCAAATATATTTTCTGTACTAAAAGCTCCCTTTACATCTACCTTACCTGCTGCCTGGAACCAATTTGCTGCACCGATTCCCCAATCAACATCGGTTCCAACTCTAAAGGTATTTTTAAATCCACCGATTAGTTTGAATGCATTTAATCCGATAGTTTTATTATCGTACATACAGAATCTGTTATAAGAACCTGTACATAAATGATTCTGTTCCGTTGTAAAAGTTGAATAGGATGGTGCATACAAATCACATTGACCCGAGGCACTCAATCCTAGTTTTGATGCTGCAATAGCAAATCCATTTGCAGCGGAAAGTTTAGCATCATTTTTGTATATTGTTTCGTGTTCTCCACAATAGGTCACTTTACTTTCTCTTGATGCTGATACGTTATATTTTCCTCTAACTTCTAAATGATAATCTCCTCCAACTTGCAAGTGATAATTTCCCTTAACATTGATAAATGCATCACCCTTAATACTAACTTGTTGTTTACCAAAAGTAACTTCTGTTTTATTATTACTATTAGTAACTTCGATATCACCATTATCTAATATATGGAAACCTGTTCTACTTCCACCCGCCTCAATTACCAATCGATTACTGTAAGGCGTATCATCCATGACAATAACATGACCAACCTCAGAGGATGTCATTGTAATTTTAGAATACTCTGGGTTCCATCTTCCAGGAATTCCTCCTGTAATAGTAAAGTTTAACGGATTACAATTGTTTTGAGTTATTTCACAACTATCCCATTGTATTTGCAACGGTGCATCAGTAGTTCGATTACAACCAATTCCTAAAATGTTTAAAATAAATGCAACAATATTTCCTACGTTTGTTAATGTATTTACATTAACAAATCCATTAGCATCAAACAATGGCGTACCTGCAATACCTCCAACGGAATTAACTAAATCAATAATTCCTTCAATAGCATCTGCAATCTGAGTTGCGATGGAAGTTATTTGAAATATGACACCAAAGACATCATTAATACATTGTTCGACAAAATTAATAAATTCGTTGGTTTTATTTAACAACCAATTAATCATTTGGTCGATAAATCCTTCAATAAATCCCTCAATTCCACCCATAATTGCTTCGACTAGGGCTTCATCAAGAGTGCATCCGATAGTTTTAAGAACCTGTAGTAAAACTTCAGTTACAACCTTGACAAAATATGGAAGAGGATTTACAGAGGCAAGACCCAATGCATTCAAAGCAATGGTAACCTGTTCCATCAACCAAGATTTGACAATATTCACTATATGCCAAACCAAATTACGAATAGTTTGTATACACAAATCAATTGCTGATTTTAAATCAACAACTTTGCTGGTAAATTTACCAACAATTTCATAAGGGGCGTCTGTTTTATGGACAAAGGTTACTTTTGTTCCTTTGGGATATACAGCTGGGGCAGTCTTTGACATACCCCTTTTGACAAGAACTAGAGAATGTTCATTTTTGCCATTATATCCAATCTCTTCGCTTCCGATTTTAATTTTACCTGTTGGAGGAAACGCTTGAATGTTTGATACAGGGATATACTGTTGTTCTTTTGATACATCGTGAGTTAGAGTAGGGTTTGCTTTATTTGGTTGATATATTTCTCCAGTCTTAAAAATATTTCCAAGACCTTCAATGCATCTTTTGATATCTTCTGCTAAAACCTGAAGTGGTCCGTCCTTTCCATTTGCTACAGAGGTACTTCCCAGTTGTCCCGAAGGATTTGATGGAGAAGCTGGTAAAGATTTTGCAGCAACACTATCTGAAACAGTTGTTGCTGGAGTAGTCTCTGCTGTAGCAGTAGAATCTTTTGGTGCTTGATTTTCCCCAGATATTATATTAACTGCACCAGGTAAATCTCTACTTTGTTGAGATTCTGGTTCAACAACTGCTTTAATTTGATTATAAAACGTGCCCAATACCACAGGTTGTTGACAATCTGGGTAATCTAGGAAGAATCCCATCACAAAACTTCCTGCCTTTAATCCTCCATTGGGAGCATTTCCAACACCACTTACAGCAGCATTGGTAGTAGGTTGCATTACAAGAGCCCAAGGTAGGTCGTCTGGTTTTTCATCTGGTTTGTGGAACCCTAGAATTTTAACCTTAGCTCTACCTAGTTTGGCATCTTTATCATCAGCATTTTCTACTGTTCCAAGCCACCAAGTAAAATCTTGGTTGCCTAGAAAAGCAGAGTTTTGTAATGTAGGATTAATCGACATATATCAGATATCGTGAATACGGCACTCAGGTGCGTTTGGATTATCATTACAATATAAATCTAGACCAGTTGGGTCTTTGTCTTCATTTGGATGTGTATCCTTATATCTCATGAGTTGGTCTAACTCAATCTCTAAATGTCTACGACGTTGACTATTGATGTTTGGATTATCAAGTTCATCAATGTCGTGTTGAATGTGAGAATCGATAGTTTCTTTAGACATCTTTATTGCCCTAAATTGGTTTGACTTCCAGTTACTGTTGAATCTCCAATGGTAGTGCCACCGAAAGAATCTCGGGTTAAAGTAATTGTAGTTCTTAATTCTGTTCTATTTAGAATAGAATGTTTGATAGAATGAACCAAGTACTTTCCACTAATTCTTGTATCTTCTAAAACTTTACCATCAGCACTTCTCTTTGGAGATGGTATGGAAACTTGTATTACGTTTCCGGCTCTGATATTTAAATCTCCAGGGACAGCAATTTCCAGCTTATTATACTCTAGAAAATAGTATCTGTATAAAGATTTTTCATAATTCTTATTGACTTCATCAATATTATTCTTGCCTGCAATATCAACTTCTTTCCAACCAAATGTATTTATTGTAGTGGGTCGATACACTAATCTTGTTGGGTAATTCATTAACTGAAGTGGACCATCTGTTCTATATGGTTTCAATCCCTCCAGATGTTTCATATCTTTCCAGTAGTCATCTGCGGTTGTTCTAAAAACTTTATAAGTTCTATTTGTAATATCAACGTAGATAGAATTATGAGAAAATGCTCCATTTCTCATATCGTCCATGATATCAAACGCCTTTGGAGAAGAGTAATTAATGATTCTATAATCGTTTGCTTTTGTTCCTTTAGCACTTGTATTTGCTTGTGAAAAGGTATACTTAGTATTGGCATTTGGATATGGAGTTTTTTCAAACAACTCATCTAGAGATTTAAATTTATATCCATCTAGAGTCTCATAGAAAAGATATCCAATAGAATTTTTGTACTTTGATGATACACTTCTTCTAGACATCCAAACAGCAGTATCAAACAATCTCCAATTGGGAATGTACATATTGAATGGGTACAAAGATACATCTGCATCAAATTTCTTTTTAGTAAAAGCAGAAGAACCAGATTTATTTTTACTTTCAAATTTCTCTTTTAAAAATTCGTGAGATTTCTTACCATCTACTCTCTCACAAATTCTGGTTTGTTCATTAATTAATGCCTCAAAACTTAAACAATGTATGACGTATGCTTGGTTTTTTTCCTGCATAACACGACCATCAATTTTATAAACAAAAAAGTTCAAGTCATAAGTTTTAGAAGCTACACCAATAACGACTTGAATTTTTTCTTGTCCCATCAGAGGGAGTGTCCCAATTAAATTTTCTCCAATATCACTAACAACAATTTGGCAATACAAACTAGTGGCAATAACACTTTCATAAATTGAAATTTCTTTCACAAGTTGTTTTAATTCTATCGCACCAGAATTTTTAATAACTGGAGTCAGTTTTACGGATTTAAGAGAAAAATCTCCTGAGTATAGTTGTTGCATTATAGATTACGTTTTGGTAGGAGATGAGAATCCAATTGAGAATATGATAAGGGTGTATAGTCTACTGCAGGTAAAGGATTTATTAAATTAACATTCGAAATTGTAGTTGTACCTGGAGTTATAATATATGTATCGGAAATAAATGGTTGTTGTTTCATTGACCATACCATATCCATACTATTTTTGCTCAATGAATTTCCATCGGTCTTGTTAAATCCTTGATATAAATTCACAAGACTTTGAGCCATCTTAGTCCAGTTAACATCATCTTCTTTTTGTGAAGAAGTTTCTGATGGACCCGACACAGAAGTATCACCAAGTTTTCCATCTAAACCATTACTGGAACCTGGTTTCCATGATGCTCCTCTTCTAGTAAGAACAAATTCCTTTGCAGCAGAGGCAGCATATTGTTCTGCCTGTTCTAAAGAAACTCCTTTCTTCAACCATTCATTTTTAGTTGTTTGATACGATTGATTATATGCCCAGAAAATATCAGATTGTGCATCTGGTTTCAATTCAAGTTTAAGATTTCTAGATAATCCCCCATTAGGAACTGTTCTGAAATAATCTTTAACATTTGCTGAATTTAAAACTCTCTTCCCTTCATCACTACTTATCTTTACAGAAGTTAAATTATCCCCACCAAATAAATTTCCAGAGACTTTCTTACTGATTGATTTAATTGTATAGGTCCCACTGGAACCCTCTCTTACATATCCAATACTATATGATTTGGCATTTTCATTAGTCCCAACTGTAATATATCTGGAACTTTTCATTCCTTCTTGATATTTTCTGGGGTCAAATACTGCTCCCCCAGTCTGCATCTTTTGATACCTTTCAACATTTGTATTATATCTTGCCAAAAATCCTCTACTATGAGCATTCTCTTGACTGCCGCCTGGCAAAGATGGCCAAGTTCCTCTTAATTTGGCTGATGCAGCTAATGGGTCCCTTTGTGCATCCTTAACTAATTGTGATTCTCCACCAGGATACACACTTGCCATCAACATTCTAGCAATCTTAGTTTGATTTTCCTGATTGAACTTATCTTTATTTGGGTCTAATCCAGCGTCACGAGCCCTTTCTAAGATAAACTGAGGCATTTGTTGCCACTTGCCCATCGCTCCAGAACCTTTACCACGAGAAACTTCTAAAGCTTTTAATCTCGCCTGGGCGATTGTCATATCACTTAATCCAGGCACATTTAAACTTGGGTTAACAGAATTCCAACTACCTTCTCCACCAGCAATTGCATCAAGCATCGCCTTTACTTCAGGGGGCGCGTCTCCAGGAAGCATTCCACCGCCGCCAGCGCCGCCAGACCCTCCGTTACCACCTCTATTGACATTGATATTTTTATTATCAAAATCTAAATTTACTAAACTATTATAGATGTCTCCCAATAATGCAAAGACACTATTTCCACTATTGTATCTTGCTCTTGGATTTGTATCTTTAGTAGTCAATAACTTTGGTTCTTTATTTCCTAAAATTTTATTAATGTCTTTATCTTTAGAATTATTTTCTTTTTTTCCTGTAGGTAATACTACTTTTGAATTTTTACCTATATCAGAATTAAAAACAAAAGACTTTGAACCAAATTCTCTTGAGTATGGTGCGAGTAACTGATTAGAAAATGGTCGTATCATGACCCCAGTTGTTCCCAACGAAGAAACAAATGCATCAATTGCTCCAATCAATCCTGAACCCATTACAGCTAAAGGTTCAGAAAAAACATCTCCGCTATATAACTGTGATAAGGGAACCACTGCTTCTGGCCCAGCTTCACCAACAATTGCCTTGGTTGGTCTAGTTACGATACCACCAGCGGCAAGTTCTGGAGTCTTTTGCTTTGAGAACATTCCCTTGACCCAATCATATAGAGTAGATGCTGCCCAGTCACCTAACAATCCTCCAAGAACTCCACCAACTATAGTTCCTGGACCTGGTATAGCTGAACCAATTAGACCACCCAATCCCATTCCAAGAGTAGAACCAACAGTCTTTATGATGGCTTTATCAATTGGGTCTCCAAGTGCCAAGTTAATACCAAGACTAAGAAGAGGACCAACAATAGGTATTCCAGCGACAGTCTTTTTGGAAAATGCTTTAATTGGTTCTACTAAAAACTTGGTTACAGTCGGCGCGGATTTTGCAGCAATTTTAGAAAGAAATTGAAATCCTCCTTTTCCAAATACTTTTAATAAACCCCTAGTCAATCCTCTTGATAATCCATGTTTAAAAACAGAAGCAGTTTTTGGTAAAGATTGGAGAAGTTTTTCTACTCCAGAAACAATACCACTCTTTCTAAATGCACTAAAAACTTCACCTATTTTATCACCATTTTTAATTATAGTATTTAAATCCTTAATTATTTTAAGTGGATTTAAAAGATATCTGATTCCAAAAAAACCAATAACTGCTTTAAAGAATCCAAAAATTCTTTCTAAGATTGAACCGCCAAATAACAAACTATGTAACCCACTCAATGCATTATCTATAGAACCAGTAGCAAACCAATTTATAAATTTAAATATACCAGATAAACCTTTCACAATTCCAATAACTTTTTGTAAATTTTCTGGGTTTGCAGCCCACTCTAAAATTTTATATCCAATAAAAACTTTCATCAGGTCAAATAAAAATGAACCCAATCCCATGAACTGATTCTTTACAAATTTTTTAAAGGATTTTCCTACTGGAGTATCTTTCTTTTCTTGAGCAGATTCTCTTTCATCATACGATGTTCTTTCTCCATATCTATCAATTAAACCATCAAATTTTTTTTGTAGATTGAATCTCTTTTTCTTCTCATTATTTAATTGCATTGTCACAACATTAATAGCCTTCAACTCTTTGAGAATCGAAGGATTTGTAAATGATGCTTTATTAATCGGAGAAGATATTGCCATCTTATGGTTTCGTTGAAGTTAGTATGGTGGAAACTGGAGGTAGATTTGCCCCCAAAGATGGGGTTATAGGTTGTGTTGCACTAGATTGAATTACTTGATTTGGATTCCCCACAGTAACTACGTTACCAGCTGGTTTTGCAGAAGTTTGTCTATTTTGTGACTGGATTTGATTATTTTGTTTTTGAACAGATTGTAATGTTTGTGAAGAAGAACTTGGCGTAGTATCAATTTTAGCTGCAGGAGCTACAGGTGTTGATGCTGGTGTATCCGAAGGATTAAATGCTTTGAAAAGATTTTGAAGACTTGCAGCAAGTTTGTTCCAAATTTCTGGGTCTTCTTGTTGTTCGGAATCTGAATCTGTAGTTCTATCTTGACCAGATAATCCAGGACCATTAACTAAACTACTAGCATCCAGACTACTCTTTACTCCAAGAACATAATTTGCCCAAGTTTCATGAAACTTTTTAGATGCATCAATGTGAACATGCGGACCACTAGATTTTCCAGTACTTCCTTGGATACCAAGGATATCTCCTGCTGATAATTTGTCTCCAGTTTTAACCATTAATTTCGAGAAGTGTCCAAACAATGCCAACGGTCTGCCTTTGTCATCCGTCAACTCAACCATATTTCCATATCCACCAGGATTAGACCCAGCGAATTTTACTGAAGCAGCAACTGGTGTTGGAACTTTATAATTTGGATACTTAGAGCCATCTAATATGTAATCTTTTGTAATGCCATATGCCCTATTACTATCTCCAGTACCATGGTGTGGTCTCAAGTGTGTAAACTGAACTGGTGTTTTTAGAGCACTTGTTCCTCCCCCAGAAGTTAAAAGAGTTACGGAACCACCTGTTTGAAATCTTGGATATACCCTATGGTTTATGTGGTCCAAAACTTTAGCACCACCAACACCCTGGACAGCATTTTTATTTAATACATATTCTCCTGGTTCTAACAAGGCAGGAACTTTATCTCCTATGCCATATCCACCAACACTTCCTGTATTATTTTTTGGAGGGGTTGGGGATGCCGGTGGAGCTGCGGCTGCGGGGGGAGGTGCAGGAGAAGGAGAAGGAGAAGAAGCAGGCGCGGCCGCCGTGGGTGTCGCGGTTGGGGCTGGTGCAGGAGTAACTTCCTTTTCTTTTGGCAACTTACTCACTAATGCTCCAAGAATATTAGCAAGCAATCCTCTAATACTATTGTCCTTTTTCAAAGTAAAACGAGAACCTGCTCTCATATTAACTGATGGGTCCTTTAAGCCAAATATTTCAGCAAGTCCACTAGCACCAGAACTAACTAGACTTGCAACACCTCCAGATACTTTTCCGAGAGTAGTTACAATACTACTTGGAATTCCAAATGTAGATGCGATACTGCCAATAATCGGAGTCAGTAAAGGACCAATTCCTGGTATTAGTGACAAAGAAGATGATATTAATGATACAAGACCTGCTCCAACAATTGTAAATGGAATGGTCAAAAGTTTCATGAACTTAGGAACCGTATCACTTACGGACTTATTCAATCCTACAAATGAACCAAGTTTATCTAAAGGTAAAATAGCTTCTGGGCCGGCTTCTCCTACTATTGCTTGAGTTGGTTTGGTGACAATACCACCCTTGGCAAGCATTGGAATTCCTTGCTCTTTGGCGATGTCTCTACCAATCAACGCAGCGTCAATTCCTAATGATGCTGCAGTTCCCCACCCAGGTATCAAAGCAGCGGCACCAGACGCCACTTCCATTCCAGCACCTAACCAGTCACCTTTGAATGCCCTATCTGCAGCAAATATTCCACTAGATACTGCACCAATAATTGGTAATGCTTTTAGTAAACTTTTCCCTGTTATTTTCGCACCACCTTTGGCAGCACCAGCCGCGGCACCTTTTGCAGCAGTAGCTCCAGTTTTTGCGACCGCAGTCCCAGTCTTTGCAGCTGCGGTAGTAGCACCCTCTACACCCTTTACTGCAGTTTTAGAAGCATCTCCAACACCCTTCGCAGATTCTTTTAATGCATCATCAGCAGCTGATGCTGCAGCTCCTGGAATAATCTTAGTAAAGAAATTAACTACCGCATTGATTGCATTGGGAATCGTTTTTGTAAAAAGATTGCCAATCATTGCAATGTCAGAAATTATTTTTGTTGGATTTAATAACCACTTAAGAGTAAAAAATCCAACAACAGCTTCTAAAAATCCAAAGATTCTAGTTATACCTCCGCCGTCTAAAATCTTTGAAATACCACCAAGTAATTTATCTATACCAAATCCGGCTACTGCACTTATAAATTTAAATATTCCACCAATAAGTTTTACAAAATCTTGAACTTTTTTTTCATTCTCGGGTTTTGCAACCCATTCTAAAATTTTATATCCAAGAAACGCTTTGAAAATATTTCCAAAGAAACTAAACAATCCTTGCAACCCATTGAAAAATCCTTTAACAATAGGATTTTTTTGAGTATCTGATTTTGTTTGTGTTCCTTTTTTTGTCTCTTGTGCTGATTCTCTCTTCTTTAATTTTTTTCTTTCGTCACTTCTAGCAAACTTTAATATTCTATCTCCCAAATATTTTGTTTGCGCTTTTTCTATATCAAGAAGAGTAACTAAATTGAGTCTAATCTTTCTCAGTTCGTTTAATTCGGGTGAACCAAATTGACCACTAGATGAAAGTACACCCCCTCCACCTCCAGAGCCTCCGCCTCCTCTACCCCTTCCAATAAAGGAAGTTATCTTAATCAAAGGTTTGATGGTTGGTTGTGGCATTTACAACGACTGTGATGTTTTATTGCGATTATTTTCTTCTTCAATATAATCTATGAGCATTTGCACATATATTTCCCTTTCCCAAGGAATCATCATTTCCAATTCAGTTAAACTCCACTTATGGTGTTGTATCAAAACAAAGTTAACTCTGAAAAAATTTTCAAGAGATTCATGCGCTAGGACTAGGCGAAAAAACTTGCAAGTCCCTCAATTACAACATCACTTTCAATTTGAGTTTCTGGATTTGTAACCTTAACAGTATGAGAAAGTTTAGGCATTGTATCAAAAAACTTTTGAATCTTTAGAAATTGTGCCGTATCAAAACTCTCAAGGAAATCCATTTGTTCTTTCTTGGTGAAAGATTTAAATTCATAGACTTCCTCACCCTCAATTACCTGGTCAATACAGGAGCAAGCAATTTCAAAAACATCTTCGGTTTTCCCAGAAGAAACAAGATTACTCTTAACAAACATTTCCATACTAGGATATTTCATAACAACAGAAATATCCTCAGTCACCGTAATAATTTTATTGTGTTCTTTATCCTTTTCAATTTTAATGTCTTCAACATTAACAGAAACAGGAACCTGAGTCACACCATCATCTGGACAAGTAATATTAATTTCAATCTCTTCACCAACAGACTTTGCCCTGATATTGAGAAACAAATATTCAATGTCAAATGTTGCTAAATCATCAACTTTAATCTTAGAAAGAATGCAATTTTTTAAAATAACTTTAACTGCATTCGTCATTTGTTTTTCATCTTCAGATTCCATAGCAATAAGAAGTATCTTTTCTTCTTTAACTAGGAATGGTCTATATCTGATAGTCTCTTCGGTTGAAGGCAATTGCAACTCATAAGTTGGTGCAACAATTTTTGGTAATGGCATAATATGCTATAATGTAAGTAAAATTATTTATATGTTAAATATCAAACTACAGTTGGCCAAGAACCAGAAGTTGTAGAATTACCAGACAGACTGCTTTGAATTGCCAAATCATACTCAAAGGTTACTTGCAATTTTAATAATTGAGAAGACCCACTAGACAAACTCATAGAAGAAATGTTTGTTGGAAAAGCATTTCTAAGTCTCACAGAATAAACTGGAATAGCTTTTCCAAACCCAGAAGATTTATCTTCGGTTGAATCTGGAATAATATCTTTGGTTGGGTGGAATCCTTTTAAGAAATTATTTATTTCTCCATTTTTTTGAATTAATCCAGAGTTAGAAGCATATCTTTCAAATTTAATAATTTGTATATCAGAAACATATTCATCTTTATATCTGGTGCGTCCAAGTTGACTAACTGAATTTGGATTTAAAGTTATGTTTGGAATAGTGTTGTTGGTAGCAATGTGTGTGTAAATGTATGCTTGCCAAGCATCAAAAGTTTTTCTAATTTCAGAACCCGCATCCATAATAAATGAAAAAGTAATTTCATTGTTTACAATTCCGTAACCATATTTCATGGTGGGACTATTGGTAATTCTAAACTCTCCTGTGCTAATTTGATATCCAGGAATTGTACACTCTTCTGCATACAATCTCATTAATCCTTTAGCATTATTAGCATCATTTGCATTTGCTAAATCAGTTCCTGGAATTCTATTAAAAATATTTGCGAGACTTCCTTTCGTTCCATTAGTTAGAAAGAAATTAACATCATAAAAATTACTTAGACTAAATCCAAACTTTTGAATGTATGATTTAAAGTCCTTAAAATTTGGAATCTGATTTTCATTAATTGATGTTGTCATTTCTTACTGTCTCCCCAGACAAAGGATTTGCTTAATTGTTTGTAAGAATCTTTCTTTCTGGATACAAAATTTTCAACAGGAAGAAATATTGCGCTCTTATAGTCTTCTCTATTTATTTTAAATAGTGGAGTTTCTAGTCCTGCTTGCACATAATTATGATAGCACTGTGGAGGAATTTCCATAACTCCTTCTTCCAATTGAAGAATGGCATTCAATCTTGCTTTATATCCTAAGTAATGTAAGTTGGCGCCGGAAAAACTTTTACCACCTTGAGTGACGTATACTAAAGGAAACTCATCATAGTAATTTATTTTACTAGCATAAGTTGCTTTGTATTCAAACAGATAAAGGTTTCCAGGA